CAAGCCCTCGCAGCATAGATATTAAGTAAAATCGATCCAATAGGAAAGCTGGCTAGCCCAGCTACAGTCATATAATACTGATAATCGAAGCCTATATAGTATCCTGCAATCCAAATAGCCGCACATACAATCATCGGAATGAAAATTGCAAATGCACCTTTAGATGCTAAAAAACCTGCAGTTAAAAAAGTAAATATAAGGTAATTAAATGAGACGAGATAATAGTCTTTACAAAAGATAGCTAGAAACATAAACGCTGCAGGCAATACATAATCAAATAACGCATATCTAATTTTTTCTGATGTACTACACATGTTAATACCACCTTTCAAATCACGAGCAAATCACGAGCAACAACCAATGCGGTGAAGTTGTCACTATGGTTTATCTGTCGCAGTATGTGCAAAATTTGCATATACTGAACTTTTGTCCGCATATCTATCGCACCTCTTAACAATTATCTAGCGTGATAAGTCCCTATACACTCTCCGACTATATAAATATCATCTACATCTACAAGAGTAGGAGCATAATCTGAATTACAAGGTTGTAGCATCACCTTATCATCCATCTTATAAAGTTTCTTAAGCGATGCAGATTCTTCTACTCCCCAGCATACAGCGTAAATATCTCCATCAGAATAATCAAAGGACCTGCGAATGAATGCAAAATCACCATCATAGATACCAGCATCTATCATAGAGTCACCTTTAACTTTAAGGCAGTAATCGGCTTTTATAGTACGATCCACATAGAAGTGACCTTGAAAGTTTTCTTCACAATGAATTCCGTTCCCGGCGCAGATAGTTCCTAAGATAGGAACTGCGTACGCAGCAGGAGTAATGATATTGGACGGAAGAGGGCGATCACGAGAAATATCTATCATTTGATTTCCATCAATCCTTGCTAGCAATTCATCAATAGATAGATTCATTGCTTTTGCGATTTTGTTAACCGTCTCAATTGAAGGAACAATCTCCCTGTCATTTTGAGGGTGCTTTCCCTTTTCGAGCATTGAAATATATCCTTTGCTTAGGTCTGCTTTGTCTGCAAATTCTTGCATTGAGAGCTTGTGACGTTCTCTATAATGTTTTACATACAATCCGATTTTCATAACATATCCTTTCGTGTGCGTTCATTATAGTACACAACACACAGCATAGCAATAAAAAAAGTTTACTAAAATAAACAGAAATGTGTTGACTATTTATGTTTACCATAGTAAACTTCAAGACAAGGAGGCTGAAATGAATACACGAATTAAAGAAATAAGAGAGCGAAAAGGAATAGGACAAATAGAACTAGCTGAAAAATCAGGGGTTTCACGAACTGTAATTTCACAGTTGGAAAATGGCAAAAGAGACATAGTGACGTCAGATACTATGAAAAATATAGCTGAGGCACTAGGCGAACCAATAGGTAAAATTTTTTTATTCTGAAAGTTTACTGTATAAAACTAAGATGCAAAACTAATAAGAATAATAGTTGTTTACTACATTTAGATAAAAGCAAATTTTAATTGTCGTAAGAATTTAAAAATTTTTCCAAAGACGGTAGCAAAGATAAATATGTGTAATAAAAAGGTTCGAGTCGATTTCTTACACTGCCTGGCAAATGAAACTCGAAATCTGTTGGTTTGGAAATTGCGGCTACGGCATACAAAATTACACCGGCAATCAACGACAAATCTTTTGCAGAACGAATAGTCTTTCCTGCTTCTAATTTTTTTAGGATAGGGGCTGTAGCAACAGCATATTCTGCCATATCGCTATCAAAATCAAAGAAAGGAAATTCAGGAATAGCAATTATTGCAAGAATAACAGCCGTTCTTTGTTCGGCGTTCCATTTAAAGCGATTCCAAAACATAACATAGGACTCCTTTGCAACGACAAAATAAATATAACCAAATTATACAACGAAAATCGTTTAAGTTAATAGCGTTTTAATCAAAAGATAAAACTGAAGAGGTTTAAGAAAGGAAAACAAAATGCTTAAAGAATCAACAAAAAGAATACTAGGTAGTTCTACCGAGAATGAAGAATCTCAAAACGAAATGGAAAGAGAAATAAGCGAATACAAAGAAAAAGAGCTAAAAAGACGTGTCGCTATGGCTGAGGTGTCAAAGGAGACTTGTAACATTCTCATTGAATACCTGAAAGAAATTACGGATACGAAAAGAGAACGAACAGCAGTTGAAATAGATTCCGTACCCGCAGTTGCATTAGCAATTAATCAAATTGCCACACATTTTACTGGTGAGATTTTTAACAGAAAGGAAAAATGAAATGGAATCACCAATCACCAAATTAAGAGCCACAGAAAAAATGCTAGAAGAAACCAAGAGTGAACTAGCTCGTACAAGAGAAGAGTTACACAATGCCAAAAAAAGAATTGAAAGATTAACGGCTGAAAGCTCAGATTGCGAAAGAGAAAATATTACTCTTTCAGGTTATGCACTAAAAGAAGCTCAAATTGTTACTGAAATACAAGAGTTGCTAGCTGATGAAATTAAGGTTCGACTGTCAACAAATGCGTGCACAAGAGAAGTTACACAGTTGGTCGAATCATTAGCTAAGTTAAAAATGAACAGCTAACAATAGAGGTGAATAAAAATGACAAAAGAGGAGAAAAGCATAATGGATACAAACACCACAAGACAAATTATCTGTACAGCAATAATAGACACCCTACACGCAATGGATACATGCAAGGACCTCGATATGATAATCGCTACACCAGATAAGGACGAAGTGCTTTTATCATACGGGGATAAGGCACTACGCGTAGATATCCAGGATATCCCGGAAGAAGAACTACCGAGATTCTTAATCGCAAAGATTAACTATGAACAGAGAATGACGCTAAATGACTATCAGCATGAAACACTGCGAACAGGAAAAGAGGTGGGCGTAATTGAATCTGTGATGGGAATGTGCGAAGAGATCGGAGAAGTGGTCGGCAAAATCAATAAGGCTACATTTAGAGGACATGATGCGGATGTGGGAGAACTAATTGATGAACTAGGCGATGTCCTCTGGTACTTATCCATCACCGCATATAACGCAGGTGTACCGCTAGAATCGGTTGCAAAACTCAACCTAGCAAAGTTAAAGCTAAGATACCCAGACGGATTCGATATAGAAAGATCCAAACACGAAGAGGAATAAAAAATGGATAGGCAAGCAATATTAAACGATCTTAAAAAAGAATATGGTAGCTTCCCGACTATATCAGATATATCAAGATATCTAAAAATTAGCCGTGCAAGTGTAAGAGACCTGATGTATGGCGTTGAGTGCTTGCCGGACGGAAGAAGTAAAAAGTATTTTGCAGGGGATGTAGCAGACAAAATCTACAAGAACAGGAGCATGTAATGAGTAAAGAGTTATTAAAAGCCATATTTTCGGACGAGGAAGGCAATTTCCAGGTAATAAACCTAATCGGAACTATTTGCCTAGCGCTGCTACTTCCTATGCTGCACATATTCTTATACGCGCTAGGGTGTAGATAAAAAGGAATGAATATGGATATTGAAAGAAGAAAAAAGTATTTTAAAAGACTTTTGCCGGACGAAGTACTTACAAAAGAGTTTAAAGAAGATCCGGAAAAGAAAATCGAAATTCAAGAACAGCCACATACTCATAGTGTTGAGGCGTGGACAGAAGAAGAGTTGAGGACACTTAAATTCGAGTGAGGACTTAAAAATGCTGGAATATTACAAAACATGTGCTCACCCAAAGCCACAAACCAGGAAGAAAAAGAAGAAGCAAAACGGATATAAGGATAAAGCAAGTAGATTCTGCGCGTATTGCGGAAAACCTTACGCTGAAAGGCACGAGATATTTGGTGGATCTAATCGCCAAATAAGTATAGATCTAGGTTTTCAAGTGGACGTGTGCCACGAGCACCACGAAGAGCTTCATATGAACTGCAGTGAGTGGGCGCAAGAAGAGAACACTAAACTAAGACGCTTTTTTCAAAAGAAATACGAAGAAGAAAAGATGGACGAGGGAATGACCAGAGAGCAAGCACGTAACGACTGGATGATCCTTATGGGAAGGAAGTATTTATGAGTAGATGGAAAGCTGAGGCAACTATCCCAAGCGTAAGTCTAGATGTAAATCGGATTCTACATAAGGCAGATTCAATAGATGACACCTTAACATATGAATCCGAACAAAAAGGCTTCGCATATGTGGTAAACAAGGATGAACTTTTGATACTTAGTACCTCTAGCGGATATCTCAGAATGACGTATGAGGAACTTGAAACAATAAGAAAAGAAATAACAGGAATCCTAGAGGAAGTAGATAGAAAAAGATGGTAAACGTAGGATGTGTGTGTGACAGGTGCGGGCACGAACACGGAGCACCAAATGACAACAGGTCGTTTCGCTGGTGCAGGCGAATTAAGGGGACCATCTGTGATAAATGTTGTAAGGGATGCGAATACTGTAATGATTGGCGCTGCACCTACGATCCAGTAGGCAGAGAGAAAATGCGAATGCTGGTATATGCGAATCGGGCTGACGAAAGAACAATAGCTAAAAACGAAGATATTGCTAAAAAGGTAAGCACTACAACAAGAAGGATGATTGAGCAGGCTAACGAAAACCTAAAAGCGGAGATAAACGCTAGAGAAGAAGAATATGACAAGATTCGCGCCAGGGAAGGCGAAGAACCAGAAATGTTTTAAGGAGATAAGCATGAGTTACGAAACAAACGATGAAATAACAATGGATGCGTACATTGAAGAAAAAATAAACACAAAGTTACCTAAACTATTTTTTATCTCACAGCCAATGGCTGGCAAAACAGATGTAGAAATAGCTGCAGAAAGAACAATGATTAAAGAAAGAATTAAGAGAGAAATTAATCCTGCAGCCATCTTTATTAATTCCGTGCTGGATAGAGAAAAAATGAAAAAAGAAATCAAAGATAAAAAAGTTAAAAGTGAATCGCTTTATTATCTGGCAAAATCACTAGAACTACTATCTACTGCAGATATGGCAGTATTCGCGCATGATTGGCTAGAAGCCAGAGGCTGCCGAATTGAAGAAACAGCAGCTAGACAGTATGGAATTGACGTGCACTACATATAAGGAAAAAAGGAGAAAAAGATGTTTAAAGAGTTTTGCGATCTATGCGAATCCGAAATCGTAGATAAGCGAAAAGTGGTAACTATTGAAGATTATTTAGGAGAAAGGAAAACTTATTCCCTGTGTGAGAAATGTCAAGTGGCACTACAAGTGACACTAGAGGAAGTTTTGAAAAAGAAGGAAAAGTAATGGATTACAAAATTATAGAAGAGCTAGCCACGCTATCAACAGATGGCAAGGGCAGAAAAAAGAAACTTATAAAAATATCCTGGTACGGAAAAGAACCGGGATATGAAATAAGGACCTTTGACAAAGACGGAACACCGCTTAAAAGAGCGATGCTAACAGAAGATGAATATCAGGAGTTAGCAAAATTCATGATAGGAAACTACTAATGAAGGTAGATATTTTTGATACAGAATTATGAAATTTATAGACTTTTTCTCCGGAGTAGGCGGCTTTACAAGGGGACTAGAGCTTGCAGGACACGAATGTATAGGACATTGTGAGTTCGATAAATTCGCAGAAGCAAGCTATAGATCCATGCACACCATCACAGAAGAGCAGCGAACTCGCCTTGAAACAATGACAAAACGAGAAAGACAAAAGGAGATATTAAGAAGTGAATACCTCAACGGAGAGTGGTATGCACAAGACGTACGAACAGTTAGAGCTGCCAATATGCCAGTTGCAGACTGTTGGACCTTCGGAGCACCTTGTCAAGATTTCAGCATCGCTGGAAGAAGAGCAGGACTTGAAGGCGAGCGAAGCAGTCTTGTGCGAGAAATTTTTAGAATCTTGGAAGAAACAAAAGAAGCAAATAAGCCCGAATGGCTTATATATGAAAACGTTAAAGGAATGTTGTCTGCTGGCAGAGGGCTCGACTTCTTGTCAATCCTCACTGAAATGGACCGACTCGGGTACGATGCAGAATGGCAGATTGTCAATTCGAGATGGTATGTTCCGCAAAATCGGGAGCGCGTATACGTTATCGGACATAATCGAAGAAGACGCAGATTCACGATATTTCCTATCACGGGAAATGGCGGAGAAAATAGTACAAAGCAATTAATTGGCGGTGCACAAGCACATCGAGTGTATGACAGCAACGGAATCGCTTGCACACAGAACGCGCAAGCTGGCGGAGTTGGTGCGAAAACAGGACTATATGCATTTGGTATTGATAAATCATCTAACAAGCCACAAGAGCTGCAAGTTGCGAACTGCCTTATGACAAAAGATTGCGGAGTATCAAAGAGGGGAAGTGAAGATACAGCTATTGCAATACCTGTGCTAACACCAGCAAGAGCCGAGAAGAAGCAAAACGGAAGAAGGTGTAAAGAAGCTGGGGAAGAGATGTTCACACTTACAGCTCAAGATCAACATGGGATAGCAATCAAAGTTAGAGAGGCAACAAAACGAGGCTATGCAATAGCAGATGTTGGCGATTCAATAAATTTAAGTGTGCCCGGTAGCAAAACAAGGAGAGGGAGAGTGGGCGAAAATATCGCAAATACACTAGACACATCTTGTAATCGAGGTGTAGTGACATCTACAAACGACACAAAAGGCATCTGGGCGGTATGGAGTGAAAAGTATAACTGCTATCTAGCAATCAGAAAACTAACGCCGAAAGAATGCTTTAGATTACAAGGTTGGTCAGATGATTACTTTGAAAAAGCTGAATTTGTAAACAGCGATAGCCAGCTGTACAAGCAAGCTGGAAACGGAGTAACGGTTAATGTTGTTAAGGCGATAGGAAATAAATTATGAAAACACTGTTGAAATATCCAGGAGCTAAGAATCGATTAGCTCCGTGGATAATAAAACACATTCCGCAGCACAAAGTGTACTGCGAACCATTTCTAGGAAGTGCGGCAGTATTCCTGAATAAAGACCCAGCATATAACGAGATTCTTAACGACCTTGACGATGATGTATATAATTTTTTCAAAATCGTACGGGAGCAATCGGGAGAGCTCGGCAGACTGATAGAGGCTACACCATACTCACGAATTGAGTACTCGAACGCATTTAATGACGAACATATATCAGATTTGGAAAAAGCGCGCAGATTTGCAGTGAAATGTTGGCAAGGCTTCGGATGTGGGAACACTTACAAGACAGGCTATAGGCGAGGCATAGGCGATACGAGCCCAAACCCCGCTAAAGCATGGACGAAACTACCAGAGGCGATACAATTCGCTGCCGAGAGATTAAAGAATGCACAGATTGAACAAGTTGATGCATTAAAGCTAATCAAAGATATGCACGGAGAGAATACTTTTATCTATATAGATCCTCCGTACATGAAGGATACGAGAAAGAAAAAGAATCAATATAATCACGAAATGACGGATGAACAGCACATGAAACTACTGCAAATTGTCAGAGAAAGTGATTGTAAAATCATGATCTCTGCGTATGAAAACGAGCTGTATAACACAGAGTTGATAGGTTGGAGAAAAGAACATAAATCAACTACAGCCGAGTGCTCGAGGCGGAGAACTGAGACGCTATATATGAATTATTAATGAGGAGGTTAGAGATGGAAGCATATAACCCAGAGTGGAACGAATTAATATTTAGAGATTTAACACCAGAGGAAAAAGAAGACTACGCCAATTTTGATTGGTCGTACATGGTCGAGAATCTACCAGAATACGGAGAAGAGGTGCTAGTAACCAATGGAAAAAGCGTGTGGGTAGACTCCTTTGATGAAGATGATTATGTATACCTTTCTGGCACAGATGGTGAGATTGACGGAGTTACCGCGTGGATGCCGCTGCCAAATCCGTATAAAGGGGAATAAAAATGAGAGAGATAAAATTCAGAGCGTGGGATAAAGAACAGAAAGAGTGGGTAAAATATTCAATCACCGATAATATTCCTATATTTTGTCACAACACAAGCCGTTGGAAGACAGACAAAGAAGGCAAGCGATTCATTTTATGCCAATATACAGGATTAAAAAATTTTAACGGAAAAGAAATATATGAGGGTGACATCGTAAGAGCGATAGGTTTTTCAAAATGGATAGGAGTTGCAAAATATTCCGACAAAAATCAAGCATTTGTATTTGAATGCATAGATAAGAACTATAGAGGAAACATAGTATTTATGAGTCAATTTGACCAAGGCTTCAAAATACTTGGCAACATTTTCGAAAATCCCAAGTTATTAGAGGAAGCATCAGATGATAATTAAACTAATAGGCATGATATACGGAAGACACAGTAAATTATACAGAAGATTTGCTGATACAAGAGAAGCAAAACAAACAACATAGAAATAATGTGCTATGCAAGTAGCGGACACCGTAAGTTATTTTTATAAGGCAAACAATAATGATGTAAAAATGATAATCTCTCAAATCAACGTCCGCTACTTCATATATATAGGAGTAAACAATGATCGACTTAATACTTACATTATGGATATTAGGAATTATAGCGGGCGTTAACGCATTGCTATTCACTGCGCTAAACAAAATGGAAAAAGCAAACAAACTATATCTAGCAGCAGATCTGCTTATCTCTGCAGGATGCCTAGTGATCCTATACTGGATATTCATATAACTAAATTGCTATGACGGCGGCGAACATAAAGATCCTTTCTGAAAATAAATATACATATAAGAGCACAACATAATTAAGTAGTCATATTCGCCGCCTCATATATATATAAGAAGAAAACATAAAAAACGAGAAAACAATCACCAGCCGCGAGCTGGTTTAAAAGTTCAATTGAGTATTAACAAGTTAGCGAAAATATAGATATGATTAGAACTAAAAAATATAACTGCGGAAACTATCAGGAAATAGAAATATTTAATGTATCGCCAAGAAAAAGAAAATATGAGAGAGCAAGGAAGGTAAAAGAATCTACACCGGCACAAAAAAATCTCAACTCTAAAAGAGCACAGAGGTATTTTGCGAGATTATGCAATCTTAATTTTAGCGAAGGAGATTACAGCGTAGATGCTACATATGATGATGCACATCTTCCGGCTAACAGAGATGAAGCGTTAAGAGACGTTAGAAACTATGCACGTCGTGTTAGATATGAAATGGCAAAGCGCGGAAAAGAAAATGTTGAATTTGTATATGTAATTTCTAACCACAAAGGAGATGACACAGGTTCAAAAGCAAGATGCCACATCCACATGATTTTTAAAGGTGCGGATAGAGACGTTTTAGAGAAAAAGTGGAAAGCTGGATATTGTAATACAGATAAATTGAGATTCAGTGAAACAGGAATTACAGGAAAAGCCTTATATATGGCAAGGCAAGGAAAAAGCAAAAGATGCTGGGGCGGTTCTTTAGGTTTAAAAAAACCAGAGCCGATTGTTTCAGATAGAACATTTACAAGGGGACAAGTAGAGAGAATCATAAACGATCCAGGAGACGGAAGATTTATTTCAAAGTTAATAAATAAAAATAATAAAACTAAATATGTATTCACAGATTGCATAGTTGAACACGACGGCAGACAGGTTGGAATCTTTTCAGGAGATCCAGGGGACGGCCTCGGATTTAGCGTGCTAATCAGAATGAGGAGGGAATGATGAGCTATTACATTAAATGCCCTTTTTTTATGGCGCATAAAGAAAACACGATCACGTGTGAAGGTTGTATGCATTTTTTTGACACAAAGAAAAAACACCGAAAACAGATTGAAAAATGTGAAGAAGGGGGAACTGAATGTAGATACGCCAAGAAACTTTTTGAGTGCTACGAAATCTATCAAGATTCCCCAGATTTAGAATTAAGATTGCATGAAGTTTATGCTGATGAAATGAGAAATCAAATATCTACACTTGTGTGGAGACTAGCCAGAGAAAAGAATAACCAAAGTAAGCTTAAAGAAAATTATGAGAACGCTCTCGAAGTAAAAGCAAAAGATATAAACAGGCTCACTAGGCAGCTCATGCTAGATAGAAAAAAGGTAGCAATCAATGAAAAAACAATTCTTGCATTAATGCACAAGAATAATCTTAGCATGACAGATATTAGCGAGCTTGTGGATAAGTATAGAGATAGCGAATTAATTTTTGATGCAGAAAGCGGAAAGGTGGAAAAGAAATGAACGCATTAATGGACGGCATTATATTTATAATGCTTAATGCCCAAGTGGGAATAGAGATAGGTGCTACAGGGTGGAGCTATTTTTAAGCAAGAGAAAACGAGGGGAATCCCCTCGTTTTTTATTAAGCTGCCTTTATAATTTCCTGTGGTGTGAATGAGAAATATAGTTCGCTGCCAATCTCTGTACTTTCACGCTCATATAACACTATAGCCTTATCAGGTGCAGCGGAAGACTTTATTTTTTCGATTGCGTTTTCTTTAGTTTCAAAGCCGCCGATGCGGATGTTGCAATCTCCTGTATATGGAACGGATGATATTCCGTCAGAATCTTTCATAAAGCAATATACTGTGTAATAATCTTCGCCGTTTGGTCTAACTCCGTACCAAAAATCTAATGAGTTTAAATATTCTTCGCAGTTGATTTTCTTTGTAATTTCGTTTAACATAATTGTAGCTCCTTTTAATTATCAGGGGTGATGATTTCTAGGGTGTTTCGAGCCGTTGCAGCGGCTCGATTTTTATTTTTTGTTTTTTTGAATCTGCTCAACTAATAGAGATTCTATAAAGTTGCTTAGCGTTCTACCTTCCTTTGCTGCTAGTTCTGTGGCAGCTTCTTTAATTCTCGGGGTAGTTTTTAAGTGTATGTGCGCTGTTCGTTTATCCATGTTTTACTTACCTCTTCCTTTAGCTTGTCTAAAGTATACCACCACATTAACACCTTGTCAACACCTTTTCAAAACTTTTTTAAAAAATTTTGAAGCAGGCGAAAAAATATACAGTCATAGGCATAATAAAGCTGGAGGAAATCATGGATTGGAACAAGCTTGAAGTAGAATACATAACAACAAATACATCATACGCAAAACTAGCTACTAAATACCAAACATCGGCGCGCACAATTTCAGAATACGCACGTCGCCACGAGTGGAAAGAAAAGCGCAGGAAATATGTATCAGATACTGTCGGAAAAGCTGTAGAGCGCGTATCTAAATTAGAATCTATAGACTTGTCTAAAGAAATAAGCATAGTGCATAACTTGTCTAATATAATGAGCGACGCCCTATTAGATCCAAAACAGTTTAATAGATACCTGGTTGAAGAAACCGAATATCATCCCGACGGTTTTCCGATATCAAAGAAAACAGTTGAGAAAAAATACAAGAGAACAGATTTTAAACAAGTAAAAGATGCAGCTAATGCACTGCAAGCAATCGAAAAAATGAGGCGGTCAATGGAGACTATTCTCACATTCCAGGAAAAGGAAGAACTCAAGAATGCGAAGAAGAGAATTAGGCTCGAAGAAAGAAAAGTCAAGCTACTTGAAGCCGAGGCAGAAAACAAAAATATCAGCGTTGAAGAGGCTGAAAGTATTGTACTTGTTAACTTAAGTGATGAAGAGGTTGCGGAGGTGGAAGAATGAAAATAGCATGGGAACCGCAGCCACGTCAAAAAGTATTTATGAGCCGCCCGGAATATGAAGTATTATATGGCGGCGCAGCTGGAGGCGGAAAGAGTGACGCTATACTATGCGAAGCACTAAGGCAAGTATATATACCGAATTATAAAGGCTTAATACTTCGTAGAACATTCCCGCAGCTCTCGGAGCTTATGGATAGATCCATAAACCTATATTCAAAAGCCTTTCCAAGTGCGAAATTTAACGAATCAAAATACGTTTGGAAATTCGGAAGTGGAGCAAAAATATATTTTGGAAATCTGCAAAGGGAGATAGATAAATACAATTACCAAGGTAAGGCATACGACTTTATCGCATTTGACGAGCTAACGCATTTTACGCGTACGCAGTACATGTATCTGATGTCGCGTAATAGACCGACAGCACCGGGAACGAGGGTATATATAAGAGCTAGCGCGAACCCTGGCGGCGTCGGTCACGGCTGGGTAAAAAAGAGATTTATAACGCCTGCGCCGCCTATGACGCGTATCAAGGGCGTATATAAAATCGTTACCCCAACAGGCGAATTGATAGAGCGTGTACGTAGCCGTATGTTCGTACCATCAACAGTCTTTGATAACAAAAAGCTATTAGAAAACGACCCATACTATATCGCAAATCTAGCTATGCTCCCGGAAGCAGACAAAAAAGCACTGCTGTACGGAGACTGGAATTCATTTAGCGGACAAGTATTCACAGAGTGGAGCGACGAGATAGAACACTATTTAGATCGTAAGTGGACGCATGTCATAAGTCCGTTCAAGATTCCGGAAACATGGAGAATATTTAGAGGTTTTGACTGGGGATATTCGAAGCCGTTTAGCGTAGGTTGGTACGCTGTAGATAACGACAATAGACTATACAGAATCAACGAACTATACGGCTGTACAGACCAGCCAAATACTGGCATTAAGTGGACTACTGAGAAGATCGCTAAAGCGATAAAGGAAATCGAGGAGTCAGACCCAAATCTAAAGGGCAGAACTATATCGGCAGTTGCAGACCCTGCAATATTCCAGGAAAACGGCGGTAAATCAATAGCAGATTCCTTTATGGAAGCTGGTGTGTACTGGGATAAGGGAGACCATACACGAATACCCGGTAAAATGCAGTGCCATTATAGATTAGCTTTTGACGAGAATGGAATACCGATGTTCTACTGCTTTTCAAACTGCAAGGATTTTATAAGGACAGTACCAGAACTAATATACAGCGAAACCAAGGTAGAGGATATTAATACCGAAATGGAAGATCATATATACGACGAGTGGAGATACGTATGCATGGAGTCACCTATAAATGAGCGACGAGACGCCAGAGCAAAGCTATATGAGGGAACAGATGGGCTGCACGACCCACTAAATATGATTCCTGCGCAGCTAGGACGATACGACTTTTTTAAATACATGTAAGGAGCGAATATGAAAGACAAGAAGAAGAAACTAAAAGAGCAAAACGCTAAAGAAGTTGAAAAGGCTAAGCCGCTAAGAGACCAGGGGCAGCCAGAAGATGACGAACCCGAAGAAGATCCCGCGCAAGCCGAGGGAGATAAACAGCTGATGAAGAGGCTAGGAATAGACCCAAAGAAAGCAGCAGAAGAACCTATCGAAGATGAAGAGGAAGAGCCAGACTATATAGAGCAAGAACCAGAGCCAACATCGCTAGATGCGAAGGAAGAGCCGGAAGCAGATTACGGAGCCTTTAACGAAGATGAAGGCAAAGAGTGGGACCCAAACTATGGCCGAAAAGGAATCATTGATGAAGAGGTTATAGGAGAGGCAAAAAACACATACGAAAAGTACAAGCAGAATCTTGAAAAGTTTAAAAAACGCATCGTTGAGAATGAAAAGTGGTGGCAGTTCAAGCAGTGGGAAGTTATAGGAGATGCACAAGGAAAAGAAAACGATCCGAAGCCTGAAAGTGCATGGATGTTTAATTCACTTGCTAACAAACATGCGGATGCTATGGATAACTATCCTATGCCTAACCTATTACCACGTGAAGAAAGCGATAAAGGTTCCGCGCTGTCACTATCAAAGATTGTTCCGTGCATCCTAGATAACTGTGACTTTCAGCAAATATATAGTGATGCGTGGTGGTACAAACTAAAACAAGGATTTTGCGTGTATGCTACATACTGGGATAACACAAGAGATAACGGCGCCGGTGATATCGCCGTAAAGCAAATAGATGTTCTAAATCTATTATGGGAGCCGGGAATTAAATATATTCAGGATTCGCCGAATATCTTTTTGATAGATGCTGTGGATAACGATATTCTTGTGGGAATGTACCCAGACTTAGAAGGCGTGCTGTCAAATTCTGCAGGTGCTGAAATCGTGAAGTACGATACAGAGCGTGACGATTCAGCATCAAACAGGACAGTTGTATATGACTGGTACTATAAGCAGACTGTTGAGGGTAGAACGATAGTACACTACTGCAAATTTATAGACGGTCACGTACTCTTTGCATCTGAGAACTGCGAAGAGTATCTAGAGAGCGGATATTACATTTCAGGCGAATATCCGTTTGTTGTGGATAACCTATTCCCGGTTGAATCTGAAATGCTAGGCTTCGGATATATCGACGTTATGAAATCTCCTCAGATGGTCATAAACAAGATGGATCAGATTGTCGCAAAGAATGCTGCTCTTGTTGGTAAACCAAGATGGGCTATTAACAAGAATTCAGGAATAAACCCAGAGCAAGTAGCTGATTATTCACAAGACTTTTTTGAGGTAAACGGCAAAGTTGAAGAAGGGAATATCAAACAATTTCAAACAACGCCGCTTCCATCGCTAGTTATGAATTACCTCGAGATGAAAAAAGAGGAGTTAAAGGAAACATCAGGCAATCGCGACTTCTCACAGGGAAGTACGGCCGCAGGTGTAACGGCAGCAAGTGCCATTGCAGCGTTGCAAGAGGCAGGCTCAAAGCTATCTCGTGACATGATAGGCGGTTCGTATCGAGCGTACGTGAGATTGGTTAAGCAGATTATAGAATTAATCAGGCAGTTCTATGATGAGCCTCGTTGTTTCAGAATTGACGGAGAGGGCGGATCATATGAATTTATCAGCTTTGAAAATTCGCTGCTAAAGGAAACAACAATTGACGACGTTACAGGACAGCCAGAAATCGTAAAGAAACCTATATTCGATGTCAAAATCTCCGCCGCCAAAAAGAACGCGTTTAATAGAGCGTCGCAAAATGAGACGGTCAAAGAACTATACGGTATGGGCGTGTTCAATCCGAACAACTATGTACAAGCAGGAATGCTGTTAGACGCTATGGACTTCGAAGGAGCGGAAGAACTCCGCAGGAAGGTAGGAGAAAACGGAAATCTAAATGAAAAACTGAATCAGTTAGCTGGAATCGCCATGCAGATGGCAGGAATGCTAGACCAGACAGTTGGAGCAGGCGAATTCACATCTCAGGTACAGCGGGCTCTAGGAATGGAAGTAGCACCGCAGCTAAACGCAGCCGCATATGAGGCTAGGCGCGGCATAGATAGACCGGTTAATACCAGGGCAGCAAATATCAGAGATAGAGCAAGTAATCAAGCAAGCGTAGGAGAAGGTCATGACATTAGCAAAACTGACGAGTAAGAGAGATGAACAAGGCAAAATCACGTATACGTTAGATATCAAAGAGCACGCGGACGAAAGTCACGTGTGCTTTGCGATTAGCACGCTAGTACATACAGTGTCGGATATGGTCGAAAGATTAGAAAGCTCAATCAATATCAAGCCTGGCGATGTAGTAATCAGCTTTACATCACATCCGGACAACGTAAATGAAATGATATACGCAAGAATCATATATACATTTGCATGCAAAATGTTAACGATTCTTGAAGAGGGATACCCAAAAAATATCAAAGTGATTATGCCGTAGTCGAATAATGAAAAAGAATTTTATATCATAAATCCGTAAAGTAAATGCTCGCGGGTAAGCCGCAGGAGGAACAATGACATATAGAGATTTTTACCTCTTCGATGGAGAGGGCGGCGAAGGAACAAGCGGTAATACTGGTGTCGCTACCAGTGCTGAAGAGGGCACAGCCCTTGAAGAAAAGAAAGATGATGATTTGTTTGACGATAACAGCTATGACGATAGCGAGGAACTAGACGATGAACCATCAGAGGGTGAAAACGCCGATGAACCCAAAGACCTATCTGCAGAGTTCGAAGAACTAATCAAAGGAAAGTATAAAGACTTATACGATGCGCGCGTTAAGGATACGCTTTTGAAAAGATTCAAGAACGCAGAGGCAGATAGAAATAGACTTGGTGAATATGAAGATGCGCTATTTGTACTGTATGACAAGTACGATATCGAGCCCGGCAATCTTAACGGACTCAAAGAAGCAATCGCAAAAGATGGCGAATTGCTAGAAGAAAGAGCAGAGAGAGAGGGGCTGTCGGTTGAACAGTACAAGTATCAGAAGAAACTCGAGGCGGAAAACAGAAGGCTCGAGTCAGAGCAGAGAAAAAGAGCTGCTAAAGAACAAGCAGATGCACTGTATGAACAGTGGGAATCAGAATCCGCTGAACTGAGAAATGTGTATCCGCACTTCAATCTTAAGAAAGAGGCTAGTGAGAATCCTGAATTCATGAGCTACCTTGAATCTGGAATGAGTGTAAGGAAAGCTTTTGAAGCAGCACATATACAGGAGCTAATCTCTGGCGCTATTCAGATGGCTACCAAGGAAACTAGGAAGAACACTATTGACACAGTAAGAGCAAGAGGCTTGAGGCCGCGCGAAAACGGCATGCAGTCTAAAGCTCCACTAAAGGTCAAAAAGAACATTAGCAATCTCAGTAACGAAGATATGGATAGAATCAATAAGCGTGTAGCTAGAGGTGAAACCGTTACCTTCTAACTGAGAAAGGAGGAACAATGAATATCAGAGACTATTTCCTTTTTGGAGATCCACACACAAACATTACTACAGACAGTGGCCTATCGGCGGATATGAAGGAGTACTACGATAAGAATCTTATCAGGCTCACAGGTCCGCAGCTAATTCACGACCAGTTTGCACAGAAGAGACCAATTCCAAAGAATGGCGGTAAGACTTCTAAATTCAGACAGTATAAGCCATTTCCAAAGGCACTAACACCACTTACAGAGGGTGTAACACCGGATGGAAGAAAGCTACAGATGACAGAGGTATCTGCAACAATCAAGCAGTACGGCGATTACGTAACTCTATCAGATATGCTGCTTCTCACAGCACTAGATAATAACCTGCTAGAGGCACAGCAGTTGCTATCTGACCAGGCAGGAAGAACGCTTGATACAGTTACAAGAGAGGTTATGCACTCAGGTACTAACGTACTTTACGCAGGCGGCAAGCAGGCAAGGGCGGCACTAACCAAGGATGATAAGCTAACAGTAGATACAGTTAAGAGAGCTGCTAGAATCCTTAAGAATGCTAACGCTCCAAAGATTGACAAGTATTATGTTGCTATCATCAATCCTGATACCTCATACGACCTACAGTCTGACCCAGCATGGATCGATGCATCAAAGTATGCAGGTTCAACTCAGATCTTCGAGGGAGAGGTTGGAAAGATTGCAGGAGTTAGATTTATCGAGACTACAGAGGCTAAAATCTTCAACGAGAAGAGCACATCCGGAGCTAGAATCTACGGAACACTATTCCTAGGTGCTAACGCATACGGAACTACCGAGATTGAAGGTGGCGGTCTTGAAATGATCGTTAAACAGAAGGGTTCAGCAGGAACGGCAGACCCACTCAATCAGAGAGCAACTGCTGGATGGAAGGCTGCAAAGACTGCAGAGCTCCTAGTCAGCCCTTACATTGTAAGATGTGAGCACTGCGTAACACTGGAATCTGATCCAAACTAATTCATAAAGCTAGCCTGTAATTCTGCAGGCTAGCAATATTGATATAAGGAGTAAGAATTATGGCAAAGAAGAATGAAGAACTAGAAGCTGTTGAAACTATGACAGATGAAGAGGTTACTGAGGCAGTAGAAAATACTGCAGATGAAGAGGCTACCGAAAATACTGCTCCGGTAAGCGATGATTACCTAGAAGAACTTGTTGAGATTATGCTGTTCAAGGATTCAGATAAGTACTCTGATGATCTAATAGTCACACATAACGGCAAGAACTATCAGATTAAGAGAGGCGTCAAGGTTATGGTACCGAGAAAGGTGCAGCTTGTTATCGAGGATTCTATGAAGCAGGCAGGACTTGCAGCTGACTACGAAGAAGAGGCACAGCAGCAGTACAAGGAACTCGAGAATAGACTATAAGGCAGCTATAACGCTGTGTAAAGCGAGGGCTGAGGCTCTCGCTTAATTTATTAAGGAGACAATATGAAAAGAATCAGCGTAACGGTAGATATAAATAAAGTGAAGTCCATTATTGTTAATGGCCTGGTACAGTTTGATGACGATGCAGCAATAGATATCAAACTGCTTAATGGCAGTAGCTCATTCGACTTTTCAGAGTACACCGCTGTAACAATCGAAATTATCCGCCCAGATGGAAAAGCCTTTGTTGATTGCATAGGAGACCACTTAACGGTTGAAGATGCGGCGCAAGGATTTCTAACATATAAGCCGGTTCCAGAAGTCACAAAACTTGTAGGTTTGTATTTTGTGGATATTTCCATATATACAAACGGCAAGAAGATGACTACATCAAGATTCACATATAACGTATCAGATGGAAACATAGACAATACCGAGATCGAGAAAGAAGAATATTATCCGGTGCTTCTTGCACTTGTAAAAGAGGTATCGACGTACAAGGCGGCTGAAGAAGCGAGGGAGCGAGCAGAGAAGTTAAGAGCAAGCGAGACTGCAGGCATTATTGCGCAGGCGAATAAAATTCTAGAGAACATCCAGGAAAAACAGGGTTATCTAGATGATTTATACAGCGCATTCGTGCAGATAGCCAACGAGATAACCGGTAGTAACTTTGATGTTACATCGCTTATTACATCATCAAGTCTTGAAACCAGGTTAAAGGGCATCTATCCAATTAAGGACGGTAAAGATGGAATTGAAGAAGGACAGCTAGGATTTGATAAGTCAAAAGGTCTGCTATACATAGGCGGTGCAGAAGTTAAGGTATTGAATAAGCCGGAAGTTGCTATATCAGGAACTGAACCAGAAGATAAGAGTTTACTCTGGCTAGACAACGTAAGCGGTAGGGTTAAATACTACGCTGGCGGAGCATGGAGTGAGGCTAAATGCTTTGCAGTATATAAGTAGGTGATGATATGGCAACAACTCTATTTAATCAATGGGTGATACATAGTGGTCCCAGAATCAGACTTACTGCCACAACGGATTACTATCGCGACGGTGCGTATATGTATTACCGAATTAACACATATATCCACAACCTAGACTATAGGCAGTCTTGGTACGGTTGGTACCTGGATATGGCAGTGTACATAGACGAACAATATATGGGCACTACGAGGTTAAAACAGAATAAACCTATCAGATGGTCGGGCATTAGTAATTCGACGCCATATTACGGAGTCAAACGTGTTTCTGGCAATGCTAAAATCAAGATTGTATTAACATCAAACAAACCTAGATATGGACAGAGAGTGTGGGAAAGTGGCGGAGCTTTACCGGCACCGCCATTAAGCGCAGCTGGACTACTAACACTAAAAGATATTACTGAATCCGGAATGATAGTCAATATAAGCGGACTACCTACAGGATATGAAAAAGAGCTCCGTTTTTGGAATAGGGCAAAAGGTGAGGCGTGGAAACATATTGGAAATAAAACCGTATCTAACAGCGGTAGAGATTGTAGCATGGCGTTTAATGACCTCATGTCAAATACTGACTACGAGATATCAGTAGAAGAATTCGTGGATGGCTACAAGATAACTTCGTTTGATTCAGTAATTACGTTACCTAGTGCAAAAGGAGAGCTGACCACAACCACCACAGAAAGCGAACTAATAGCGGTTGAAGAGGTTAATTCAAACATTTCATACACTAGAACGCTAGAGTGGTATATAAGGCCAGCAGGTGCAGGAAATTTTCAGTACATGGGAGAAGAAGAACTACCTGCAGGTGTAAGCACAAAGGCGAGAAAGTTTGAAAAACTCACAACAGGCTGTAGATATGATGTTAGAACGCTTATTAAACGCAAGGACAACGTTTTAAAAGAGACTGTTGTATCTGATTCACTTAAACCAAGTAGCGCAGTTATAAAAGCTGAATCAGATACATATAGCAGCATCCAGGTAAACATATCTCACATGGTAAATACCGGGTGGGAACGCACTATAAAAGCGAAGTATAAAGCTGCGCAGGAATCAGAATATAGAGAAGAGAGCGTGACAACAGGAAATGAAAGCACATTTGTAAACCTAAAGAACCTCAAAGCTTTCACAGATTATGAAGTCATAGTTGAAATCTATAGAGATTCCCAGATTATAAAGTCCTGGACTGAAACTGTTAAGACAAGAGAAATGGGGTTTGTTGCAATTCCTGTTATCAAAAGCATTGAATCTGTTATCAGAACTAAAGATGCTGTTATCAGCTGGTTTGTAAACGATGACAGAGACGAAATGAGCTATGACATTGAATACAAGATTGGTGAAAGAGAGTGGACGAAGCTTATAACAACTAAGTATAAATCAAAGCTCACAATAACACTGCCTAGCGGTAATACTGAATATTTAATCAGGATAAAAGGCTATGCCACAGATTCAACAAAGGTTTCTTATTCTCTGGCTGTTCCGGTGTATACATATCATCGCTTTGAGTATGACAGCGTTGTTAATGCGCAAAACGAAATCGCTTTAACAAACGTCGAAGTAAATAGGCTTATACGCTTTATCAATAAAAAAGTTGGTAGCAGTTTAATGTTTATTGAAGAGGGCGAATCTATCACCTTAGATAAGCATAATGAACTAAGAAGGACATTAGCTTTGAATACGATTCCTAGCGGAGATATTAAAGCTACTGATTGGATATCGCTTAAAAACAAGGTAAATGAGGGTTAAATATGAATACAGCAGAAGTAATTAAGACGGTTAACGATCGTTGTCCGAACACGTGCACTGACGAAGAAAAGATAGCGTATGTTAACGAAATAGAAAATATAGTCCAGAGAGAGCTGTTAAATCTCGAAGGAAAAGATATGAAGAGGCAGGTAACTAGCGACACGCAAACAGAAGAGCTGCTACTAGAAAAGCCGTTTGATTTAATTTATGTGTACTATGTGGCAGCTATGACTTGCCAAGCAATGGAAGAGTGGGATTCATTCAACGCTTGGCTGAGCTTATACAATAGCCGAGCGGTAGATGCACGCAACTATTACATCACAAAAAGTAACAGGTTTAAAAACTTAAAAATTAAAAACTACTTCTAGGAGGCAATATGCTACTCAAGGAAATACAGCCGAAGGTAAACGGCAAACAGTCGGTATTACAGTTCAAAGGATATAACGCAAACGCTGTAATTGATGATGGCGAAATGAGAGACATGTATAACTTGTCATCAGATAAGTACCCGGTACTCTCTCAAAGAGCGCCGAGAAATATTATAGATATGCCAGTGCAGCATCCAAGGGATATCATCGTCAAAAACAATGTGCCATACATCATAGATAGATATGAGGTAGATGGAGAGATAAGGACGTTTATCAAATACTCTAAAGGTGGCACGGATTACCAAAAGCGAATAAACAACATTATACCTAAAACTATGGTGGCACATAATAACAAAATCTGTATATGGCCAGACAAGGTGTATCTAGATATTACAGATAACACCGTAAAGCACATGGACGCATCAGTGCAGGCCACGGCGACAATTAAGCCAGGCAGCATATATCTAGTTGGTGTAGATTTATCTGAATTCTCTGTTGGTGATGCCGTTGAGATATCAGGGTGTAAAAAACAATCTGGAAACAATACGGTGATTGTAATCAAAAGTATAGAAGGAAGCACAATTACAACATTTGAAAACTCATTTAGAATGCCGAGTGACGATGTAACGAAGGAATCATACGTTGAAGAGGAAGTGAAACTTGCTAGAGAGATCCCAGACCTTGATTACGTCATGGAAAGCAACAATAGACTGTGGGGCTGCAGGAGTAAGGACAACACGATTTACGCTAGCAAGCTAGGAGATCCGCTTAATTGGAATTACTTTCAGTCACTAGCAAACGATTCATACGCGCTAGAGGTAGGCTCAGATGGAGAGTTTACAGGATGTGCTGCATATCCTACGCATCTAATCTTCTTTAAAGAACACCACATGCATAAAGTGTTCGGAAGCATGCCTAGTCAATATCAGTTATACAGCACCGAATGCTTCGGAATAAGAAAAGGCTCCGACAAATCAGCTGTAATTGTGAATGGTGTATTGTACTACCACTCATTAACAGGCGTAATGGCGTATGATGGCGGCACATATCCAGTGATGATATCGGAAGCATTCGGAGATTATCGTTTTAAGTCTGCTGTCGGTGGCAGTAACGGTAAGAAGTATTATATTTCAATGCTAAATGAAAACGAAAACAAATATAACATCTTCACTTACGATATATTGCGTAGGCTATGGCACAAAGAGGACGAAACAAAGGTCGTAGCCTTTGCCAATGTAAATAATGAGCTTATATATATAGCAGATGGTAACATCTGGACGACTACCGGAAAGCGCCTGGAAGATGATATTAAGTGGTTTGCTGTATTCGGACCATTTGATGAATTCGTAGAGAATATGAAGTCTTATAAAAAAATAAATATGAGACTAGATATGCAGCCGGGAGCACAATTAAGGATAAGTACTCAGAACGGCAGTGGTGAGTGGGAACCTATATATGAGTGCGAAACAGAACGAGGCAAAACACTTAGTGTTCCAATTATCCCTAACAGGCAAGCAAAGTTCTCTATAAAAATTGAGGGCGTAGGAAGAACAGATATTGAATCGCTTACAAGATACTATAGAGGTAGGAGTGATAGACCATGATAACTGTACCAAACAGAACAGATATGTCGGACGAAAGCCTTGCACTCAGGATAATAGATGAAAACTTGCGAAAGCTTGCAGATGAAGTGCTCATGGAAATCATGAACGTATCAAAAGAACCAAGCAAGAAAAAAGAAATATCTGAAAACAAGGTAAATAAAGAAGCACCCAGAGTTCACATTGCTTATGCAAATAGTGGGGATGGTATGGTGGGGTTCAGCACCACGGATAGCACCGGAAGAACGTATATAGGAATCTACACAGATTTTAAAGATGCAGCTAGCACAGATCCTAAAGCGTATAAGTGGACAAAAGTTAAAGGTGATAATGGCGTAAGCGTAAGCTCTTATACTAGGTGGTATTATTTAGCGGTAGAAACCCCAGAGAAACCAGCGCTTAAAGTTCCGCTTAGACCGTGGACTATAACAGAACCTAGCTATATAGAAGGGAGCACAAACAATCTATACTATGTAGATCAAAGCGTTTTCTCGGATGGAAGCTTTTACTACTCAGATGTTCAGGTGTCAAGTTCGTATGCTGCCGCTAAAAATGCATTTATCAAGACTACGGAAAATCATCAAAAGACACTAGAGCAACTCGAGGACTTAAGCAGACAGACGAAAAAAGAAATCGCAGAAGCAGCAGACAGCATATCTAGAAAGATTAAAACAGAGTATTACTCATCAGCCAATATGGACGATAAGATCGCTAATATCGAATCACAGATAACACAAACGGATAATGCTGTAAACGTTAAGTTCAGCGAAGCTCTTAAAAACATAAATGATCTAAGGTTTGATTCGGATAAAAAGTATAGTGAGATAATAAGCGCTATAAGGCTAGATAAGAACGGGATATCTATAGGCAAAAGTGGTAACAGAATATCCATGAATCTAGATAACGACAAACTGAGGTTCATGCAAGAAGGAATAGAAGTTGCGTATATGAGCGATAACAAGTTATACATACAAAATGCCGAAGTACTAAGTAGCATAAAACTTGGCAAGTTCGCCTTTATGCCTGACGCTGAAACGGGTAGCTTGTCGTTCGGAAAGGTGGAGGATTAATGAAAGATACATGTATATATGAAATTATCCCTGTAGATAAAAAATATAGCTCTCTTGAAGAGGGATACGGATGCATTATACCGGGGTTCTCGACAATAACACCTATGGTTCGAGGCACACTTAAAGATAAAATGAAAATATTTTATTTATATGTAGAAATTCCTGATGATATAGGTTTCCTTACAGCTGGCGTATATAATGCGGCGGGTGTTGAAAAAAGTGTTTTAAAAACGCCTGATTCATACACCATAAAGGAAAATGGTGATGAATTACAATATAGGTTTGAGCTTTCTGACGTTAAAATACCAACCTATAATCTTTCACCAAACAATCTCGAACTCCCACCGCTAATAGCTTATATTAGCGCAGCTAATGAAAAAAATTCCATTTTTGAAAGAAGCAATAGCATCACAAATATAGTGCCTTACGGCAGGCCGGCAATGAAGATTTTAAAAAATCCATATGAATCAGATGCTGCCGGCAATGTAAAAAGAGGCGGAGATTATCGCACAATACAAATACAAGCGAACTGGTTTCCAATAAACGTGAGTGGTGCCGCTAAAAAGATAGACAAACTGACGATAAACGGAAAAATCAAAAAGAATTCTGAATCGGAATATAAAAACGTGGGGATATCTGTAAAGCTCGTGAAAACAGATAAACATGCATCGGGATGGATGTCATCAACATATGATGTAACTATACCAGTAAATAAATCATATACACATGAATTTATTATATGTGCATCAGACGGACTAAGTGATGAAATAACTACATATTTAATCCTTCAATCTGAATTCCGGCTATTTAGCTGGAACAGAACAGGGAGAGGGTTTGCTATTGGAAAGAGTTCTGAAAAAAACGCTTTTGAATGCAATCTGGATTTTATTGCGATGAAATCTGCTGAGTTTAAAAATGGTGCAGCATTTAAGGGAGAGGTAACAGGAGTAAGTAATGGGGTGGTAATTATAAACGTTGAAATCCCTACCAAACCAACAATTGAACCGTCATCCAGATTTTTAGATGCTCAATATATATACGAGATCCCGCTTTCAAGAAACGTAAATGGACAACGTTTAGACGAAAGTTGGCTGCCTGAACTTTTTCCAGATGCAATGTGCCCAGAGATATATCCGTTGTGTGCCCTAGAAGATAATCCTGAATCTGGGATTTATACAAAAAACGAAGAAAAAATATATTTGAAGATTTATTTTTATAAAGAGCCCAGTTGGGAAGTAAATATAAAATGCAAACTTACTAAATCGATGAGTTTAGAAATATAAAGAAAGAGGTAAAAATGAATATAGGGTCAGTAAATGGTGCGGTAACTCAAGTGAGAGTCGCTACAAAAACTATAGAAATTGCTACTAATGGTGGAGTGGCACAGAGAACAATAAAACAATCGGAATTAGGCATCCCAGAGAAGTGCAATATACTTATGGCAAATGTGTATCCTTTACACGAAGCAGAAACCGATGATATATGGACAGCTATATTCTATGGTTATTCATGGAACGAACGCGAAAAAGCTGTAGAAATAGCCGTTAATGGCAGATTAACGAAATTACAGAGACAAGTGTTCGAGGTAAAAGTTTTATATTGTTAAATACGTAAAAACAACTAACTGTAATTTTAATTAATATCGTTAATCGACTACCATGCTGTAGTAGGATGTACTGAAACGTCATCAACTGTTGAGTTGGTGGCGTTTTCTGCATTATGAAGAGAGCGAAAACGCACAAGCAAAAGTGTAATATGTAATAAAAAAAGAAAACTAGGAGGAAGGCATGGCAAATAAAGACCCATTCAAAAGTGCATACAGCGAGCAGATTGCAGCACTTGTTCAGAAAGCACAGGATAACACGGCTAATTTTAAGTACGATCCTATGGCAGATGCGTCATATCAGGCACTTGCTAAAGAATATGCAAGACTTGGAGATAGAGCTAATGAGAATACAATTGCAAATCAGGCAGCGTTAACTGGCGGAAGAGCAAGTTCTTATGCAGTAAGCGCAGCGGCACAGGCACAGAATCAGTATAATCAAGCTTTAACAGACAAGATACCAGAGCTTGAACGTTTAGCGTATGATAGGTTCAACGCGGATAGGAGCTACGGCTTAAATCTACTTGGAACCATGAAGTCACTAGATGATTCAGCGTTCAATAGATTTACTGATCAGAGAAACTTCGATTACCAGCAGGGAAGAGATAACGTCGCTGACCAGCACTGGGATAAAACATTTGATTATCAAAAGCAGAGAGATAACGTCGCTGATTCACACTGGGACAAAAACTTTGATTATCAAAAACAAAGAGACAATATATCAGACAGTCATTGGGAGAGAAACTTTAATTATCAGCAAGGAAGAGACAGTGTGAGCGACTCACACTGGGAAAGAGAGTATCAGTTAAAAAAAGACTCAGCCTCTAGAGCAGGTCGGCGCTCTGGGGGCGGAAGACACGGCCGAAGAGGAAGAAAAGGAAGAAGAGGAAGGGGGCGTAGTTCCCAAGAACAGTCAACGCAGGTTGTATCATACGTTCCTAGTGTCGCTGCTCAAATTGCCCAGAATGCAGTGAAGGGGATTTTAACAGGTAAAGCCAAAAAGGGTAAATCGGTTAAAGCCAAAACGTATAAAAAGGCTGCTAAGATGGGGTACGCTCCTATAGCGTTTAGAAGAAATACACCTGCAGAGGCAAGAGCAGCTGCAAGAAAAGCAGTAAAGAAAATTATCTACGGAGATAACAAGCATTATGTAAGCAAAGATCCTGTAAGGCGCGCAAACGATATATTCAACAATACACAGATGGCAGGTGTAAATAATAATTCGGATAGACGTGCGCTATATGCCCTTAAAGGCTTAATTGAATCTAAAAAATCTGACTTGCTTAATGCAGCATGGACTGTTACCTCAACACCTACACTCGATCCTAAGAGTATGCACCAGGATCTAAAGAGATACAGCGAACTAGGATATATCAAGAATGGAATGCTAGACGCTGACAAACTTTCGAAAGATGCTAGAGATGCATTTAGTGGATTTTATAAATACGTAGAAAAAACGAGACAAAAAGCCGAAGCGCTTAACTACATGGCGAAAGAGGCAGGTATTTATAAAACAGAACTGCAGTATGACACCAAAGCAGGTAAGTTCAAGAGAAAACTATATTTAAAAGACAACAAGGGTAACGAACCGAGAGAGGGCGTAATTGAAAAACCTAGTGCTGGCCAGAAATTTGCTATAGATATTGCGCAAGGAACACTAGGTTTCCTTGCTGATTTAGCTGTGGGCAAATTTACAGGAGTAGGGGTACTCCCTGTAATGGGCGTAAATGCATTCGGACAAGGCGCAGGAGATGCGAGAGCTGCAGGTGCAGGTATCTATGCTCAGTGGGGTACAGGATTAACGAACGCAGGAATCAATATCGGAACTGAAAAAATGTGGAGTACCTCAAATATCATGAGGAATTCTGCCGGTCGAGGATTGTTAGATAACAGTGCTGAAAAGTTCGCTAACAAAATGGCGGCTAGATTCGCAAAGGGAACCGCGGCAGATGAGATAAGATATAAAGCGATTAAACTCGGCCTTGCTGCATCTTCCGAAGGTGTAGAAGAATTCATGAATGCAATTCTCCAGCCAATATCTGATAGATTTTACGATCCTGATGCGTTTAAGAAAATCGCAGAAAATCCTACAGGCTACCTTGCGGATGCTGTGTACCAGGGCATAGTAGGTACAGCAATAGGTGGAATTGTCGGTGGTCCTAGCGGCGTTAACATGGATATTGAACTGTCTGCAGAAGATAAAGAAAAAATACTGCAGGCAGGTCTTGCTATGTCTGAAAAGTCCAGTGCAAACAATTTCGCTAGATCGATTGACAAGAACAGACTTAAGGGCGGTAAAGTTCTAAACAACGCTATTCTGGATTTAAAACATAAAATTGAATCCGGAAGAGAATTAACAGAACATGATCAGGTGCTCTTAAGCGCTGCAAAGAAATCATGCATAAGAGGCGCAGAGAATGTATCCGGTAGTTTTATTATCAGATCCGAAGAGGGGCTAAACACTGAATACGATAGAGAAAAAGCATCTGTACTTTTAACTCAAAAGGTTGCGAATAGAGAAAAGGAAGTAAGGAAGTATCTATATGAGGCAGATACACCTAAAAAGACTGTGGACGAACTATCATTCCCAGTAGCCAGAATATTAGAGGGAACAGGAAGCAGCGCAGATGTAGAAAATGTACTATTCACAGTGGACAACAATCCAGCTCTTGAATTAATCCAAAGTGAAACAACACAGGATTTAAACATAGGAATGCTGCCTAGAATGAACAACGGAATGATAATGGGCGGTGCTAGAGAAACGCAGAGCTTTAAGAAAGAATTAAACTCTTTCATGGAAGCAAGATACGAGAGCAACGTTGAAGAAATATTGCCAAAAGCAAAGGATGCAGCAAAAAAAGAAATGCTAGCATCTATTGGTATGAAAACAAATCCAGAGATAGAAAAGCTGTTCGATGAAGGTGCAAAGGATGTGAAGGAAGGCGAGGACTTTTTAAACTATGCATATGCGTTTAATTACTTCTATGATTCTGGAAGGCGTGGATTGGACTACAAGGATCTCGATAAGGTTATATTCCAAAGCAATTTAGTACCTGCAGATATCCGTAAAAAAATATACGAGATAGGAAAAGCCGAGAGAGAAGATAGCAACATCATTACGAATAAGTCAAAACTACCAATAGGATTTAAAGCTGGAAGAGTAACACTTGGTGAGAATGTGAGTATGAGCAACTCAATGATTAACGCGTACAGAACACTCGCTAAGTCTTTTGGTGTTGAAATATCTCTCGAAGAGAACATCAAAGATTCAGAAGGTAACGAAGTAAACGGCTATTACAAGAATGGAACTATCCATATTTCCATGAAATCAGATAGCCCGGTTATCGATGTTTTAAAACATGAGGTAACGCACCATATTCAGGTTAATTCACCTAGGCAGTACGCAGCACTTAAAAAGTATGTGCTTGATGAATTTTATAACTCAAATCTTGCTGAGTATGAAAATAAACTCAACAAGTATATGAATGACTACAAGGATATAACACGTGCCGAAGCAGAAGATGAATTACTAGCGGATGCTACAGACGTATTCTGGAAAGGTGATGCCGATGCAGAGGCAGCAGTTAAAACACTTGTAGAAAAAAATAGAAGCCTTGGAGAAACAATCCTCAAGGCTATTAAGTCTACAGTAGATAAGCTAAACACATTAAGCAAGAATGTTATAAACGCATTAAAAGGAGAATATCGCGGTAAGTGGCTTGAAGAACTAGGAATCCTGGAAAAAGCGCAAGAAATGTGGACGGAAGCTTTAATGAATCCTGAGGATGCAGCAATTGAAAATAATAATGCAACAAAAGAACAGTTTATGCTCAAAGGCTGGGATTCTGAGAATAGAGAGATATATGAAATATCTAAAACAACTAAAGAACTTACTAATAAAGAAAGACGTAATCTTGCCGTAGCAAATATTAAAGAACTCCTAGGAAAGAAAACTGTTTTATTTGATAATGGTAACGAGAAAATCGAAGCAAAACTAGATAAAGTCTTTTTGAAAAAGAATATCTATGGTGATAATCAAACAGCTAGAAAGAGTGTATTCAAAAATAAAATTAATATATTTGCTGATGGAGACACGATAAATCTATTGTCGAACTCTGCTTATGATAGCAAATCAAAAGATAAAGACAATAAGCATAAAGGGGTAGTTAAAAAGTGGGAGTACTATAACAAAGAAGTGTGGATAGACAACAACCTGTTTGATATCTTGATAAATGTTCAGGAACGTGAGACGGGTAAATACGTGTATAATGTAAAGCTTACGCAAATTAGACAAAACAAATCAGCCCCCGTTGCAACCGTGGTAGCAAATGCTAACGGTCTGAAATCAACAGGGACTGATTTAAGTACGGATAATATATCATCGAAAGACGATTTTGTCAAAGAAAAAGATAAAAAATATCAAAGAAAAAATAATATCTTTGATATCCCTAACAATCAGCAGGCTGATCCAAACACTATCAAACAGCTTAACAAAAAAATTGACGCACTAATCCTCAATCAGACTAAAACAAAGGGAACCATTCCTAGAAGGTCGTCTGTTGTTAGCTATTTGAAAGAACTAATAACAGAGGTTGGTTCGGATATAAAAGCAGAAGATTTACGCATTGATTATCACAATCTATATAAAGCGGCTAAATCAGGAGACGAAGCAACCAAGGAAAGACTGTTAGATGAATTAACGCGTGAAATCGTCAAAAATACTTACGAAACTGATCGTGTGGCTCCAGAGATAAGAGACGTACAGAGATACCTTAAAAACATGACTATCTCTATCGATGAAAATTTAGAAAAGGAGATAAAGAATAGGTACGGTACATTCGGTAAGTTCAAAGAATATATCGATGGCGCTTTTAAAATTAAGCTGAGCAAGAATATTGATAGAATGGAATACGCTGTTCCTGCCGATGAGATGTTATCTGAAATGAATGAGCTGTTTGGAGACACTATCAAGGTTGACGGACGAAGCCTAGACGATGTTCCAGATCTTGTTACAGCTCTAGCTACAATTGCTGAGTATGCAGCGGTAAAAGACAATAAAGTCTATCTTTTTGATGGCGGTGCAAACCTAACTCAGTACACCGAAAAAGAAATTGCTGAATATGAAGATGAACTAATAAGAGATATTAGAGCAAACCTTGAAGCAAGCCTTGGTGAGATTAAACCTGTTGTGACTTATGCAGATAAGCAAGAAGCTAAAATTAATAAGCTGAAAGCGAGCATGAAAAGAACTGCTATGGATAAGCCAGAGCAAGCGAAATCAAAGAAGCTTATTAACAAGTTAATTAACGATACAGGCTCAAAGATGCCAATAGAAGATGGTATGAGGCTCTATGAGGAAGTTTGGACGGCCGTACACCAGGCATCACCGAACGCTAATGCGGCATATTCCGCAGCTGCAAGGTTATCAAACGCACTTCTTAATTCAAATGAGACAAATATAAAAGAAAACCTACAGACTAAAAAGCAAGTAATAGAATTACTTAGTGTAGGCAAAATTTACATCTCTCCGGAGTTAGCGAAGAAATTAAATTACCAGGATCTAAAAGTTAGATACGGTCACGCATTGAGATTCACAACAGATATCAATAGCGAGCATACAATGCCGGCCGAACTAGTATATGACTTCTTCCAGAATAAACTAGGCGAGAAATACCCTGAACTATTCGCATCAGATGCATCAGATGCAGAAGAGGCTATAAAGAACCTGTGTAACGCTGTAGATATGGTTGAAACATCTGCAGAGACAGACGGTCTAATTAATGGTGAATATAAAAACGTTGCCAGCGACATTACAGAGCTAATACTAGACAACGCTATTTCCATGAAACCGGAGATGACCTATGCAGATAAACAGCAAGAAAAGCTCAAAGCTGCTGTAAAGGAAGCAAGAAACAAAATAAAAGAAAGGGAGACTATAAAGCGGCAAAAAGCAGAAAAGAAACATGAAGAGGAAATAGCAGAAAAAGACAAGGCTATAGAAGAACTCGAAAGTGCTATTAAAGAAGAAAGAGAGTCGGTAAGCGAGCTAAAACGAGACCTAAGAAAAGAACGTAGCGAACTGAACAGAAAGAGTAAGGCGATTAATAGTATTAAGTGGTACTCAAATAAATTATCAAACAAGCTGTTAAAACCTACTAATACACAGTTCATGCCGGAAGAGTTCAGGAAATCTATCGCAAAGGTTCTATCTGAGATGGATTTTTCTACAGATCGTGGCGACGCGTTCTATGAAACGCACGGATACAACAAGACTTATGAAAACTTCATGGAACTAAAAAACGAATACCGCAAGGTACTTGAAGAAAAGAACGACGGTGACAGTGCGTTTAGTTTTGTTGAGGATGAAGATTTTATGAATCAAATCGATTCAGTTCTTGAGGCTTTAAAAGCATCAAGGCTTGTCGATATGGATGCAGACACAATCGAAAGCGTAAGAGACGTTATTAGAGGGTTAGACAGCATTATAAATAAGCATAACGATATGCTTAAATATGACCAGTATAAAACAATCAGCGAAACAGGAAATGCGGTAATTAGCGAACTCAGTAAAAAAGCAGAAAAGAATCGCTATGCTGGCGGAGCTAACGCTGTATCCAAGTTTATATTCTCAAGAAACATTAATCCTGCAGATAGATTTGCTGTGCTGGGTGGCACGCTTAATAAACTGTTTAAAGAAACAACAATCGGCTTTGACGATCACGCAATGAATATTAAGAGCGCTCAGAATGAATTTCAGAGAATTCAAGATACTGTAGGAGAAGATGCATTTAACACTATCTGGGAAGATGCGAAAGTAGAATCCTTCAAGCTGGAGTCTGGAAAAACATTAAATCTAACTCACGGGCAGATGGTAACACTGTTTCTACTCAGCGAAAGAAAGCAGGCGTTAGAACATATACTTACTGGTGGTATTCAGACTGCAGAAGTTAAACCGAAAAAACTCGGTAAAAACACTGTACTTAGAAAAAGCTCCGTGCAGAGAGAAAAGATAACACGTAGTGATATTATAAATATCGTTAAGAGCTTATCTCCAGAAGAAATAAAGTGCGCAAAGATGATTCAGCATTATCTAAATACAACAGTTTCTGACTGGGGAAATGAAGTATCTATGAAAGTATGGGGGTACAACAAGTTTACAGAAGAAAAGTATTTCCCTATTAAGATTGCAAGAGAAACTGTTGATGCTAATGTTGAAGAGGCAGCGGTAACTAAAATTATCAATCCTGGATTTGCAAAGAAAACTAAACCATCGGCAAAGAATGCGGTTGTACTAGACAACGTGTTAAGTGTCGCATCAAACCATATAAGCGCTATGAGTGCATACCAGGCTTTATCTATGCCGCTACAAGACCTAGAAAATGTATGGAACTATAGAGGGTACGGAGAAGATGGCGTAATTAAAGGCTCTGTTAGAGAGGCGATTGAGCGTGCATATGGCAAAGAAGCTAATGAGTATATAGAAAGATTCCTAAAGGATGTAAACGGTAACATTGTAAAAAGCGAAATGCCTATACTTACTAAAATTATAGGAACAGCAAAGCGCGCTGCAATTGCGGCCAATGGAAGAGTTGCTATTCAGCAGCCTATGTCTATTGTTAGAGCAGCTGCTGTAATAGAACCAAAGTATCTAGTAAAAGGCAAATATTCACGTGATGCGGTAAAAGAGATGCAGCAGCACTCGGGCGTTGCTGTGTGGAAAGACTTAGGTTACTATTCAACGGATGTAGGTCCGAGTCTTACAAACGCTATGATTAACAAGGAAAATAGGTTAGAAAAACTGACTCTTGATATGTACGGTTTTCTTGACAATCTTACGTGGGGCAAAATCTGGGGCGCTTGTAAAGCAAAAGTTGAAGGTACAATGAATATCCATGAGGGAGATGAGGGTTACTGGCAAGCAGTGACTGAACAGTTTAGAGAAGTTGTGTACAGAACTCAGGTGTTCGATTCCGTGCTATCTAGATCTGAACTCATGAGGCAAAAGGACGTAGGAGCACAGCTGGTAACACCGTTTTTATCCGAGCCTACAAAAACGATATCGCTATTCATAAGCAAGCAACAGATTGCAAAGCAAACATATGATAGCGGGGATGTGAAAGGATTTCAGAAACAAACAACAAAGAATTTTCAGTGGTATATTACGTCAGGTGTTGTTATGGCGCTGGCGACATCGATTTATGATGCAGGAATAAGACACATAGCAGATGATGACAAAAAAGATAAGAATTTTGTTGAAAGATTCCTTGAAATGTTCTTCGGAACAGGAAAACTTCATATGGATGGGAATCTGTTTGGTGAATTAAACCCCATTGCAAAGTTACCGGTCGGTAAGGATATCCAATCAGCACTACAAGGCTATACACCATCAAGATTGGATATGTCTCTATTTGTAAAAATTAGTGACGCATACAAGGCGTGTGTAGATCCTAAAAATAGTTTAGTTACAAAACTTGAAAAGGTTGCTAATGCAGCAGGTGTATTCTTCGGACTTCCTGTAGATGTAGTTTACAGGGATTTAAAGGGCGCATTTGCATATGTAGCATCAATACACGACTATTTCACCGGTGCAAATACAAAGCAAGACTTACTAATGGACTTCTCAAAGATTGAGAAAACATACGAAGGAAACAAAAGTTCCTTCAAGAAAATTGCGACCGACTCCGAAAAGTACGATAGCGATACTAGGGAAAAAGCAGCTAAATACATTCTTGAAAACGATAAAGAATATACAAGAGAGAGAATCGATAAAGAAACGATTAATCGCATTAAGAGAAATCATAATGATGAAATGGATAACTTTATCAAGAAAGGAAAGAATGAAGAGGCTGAAAAACTCGCAAAGAGTCTTGCAGCAAGAAATAGTATGCTGAATGCAGAGGAATACTTCCAAAGTAGAATTAATAAGGTGAAAACCGATCAGCTCAAAAAGATTGAGAATGCTCTCATGAAAGGCAACACTGAAGAGGCTGAAAAACTCGCAAACAAATTCAACAAGATGAATATCAATGTTCAAGGCGAGCAGTACACCTCTGATGTGGCTATGGAAAAATCAAAAGAATGGATACGAAAGGAATATCTCAAAGAAGTTGTTAATGGTCTAAAAGCTCAAAATAACTTAAAGGTTGAAAAACAACTCGCAAAGATAGAACGTATAGATCCGACAAATGTTGACTTCCAACGCGAAGAGGTACTATATAGTGCAAAACAAAGCATAAGATATAGCTATTATCCATATATCAACAAGGCACTTGCTCGCGGAGATGTTGAAACAGCGAGAGTATATGCGCAGAAAATAGAAGCTCTCTACCCAGGAGATCGCAAGTATACTGCAGATGCCGTTATAAAGAGAAGTTATAAATACGCTGCTAGAAACAAGAGAAAGAAGAAAAGAAGGTAGATTTTGGGGCTGTCGAAATGGCAGCCTCATTTCTTTTAAAATTAATAAAGCAGAATTTATAGAAAGTGTAGGAGGCACATATGGATAAAAACAAAAGAGCAAAACTAAGAGATGGTATTGCAATGATCATCACAGGTGTAATCGCTGTACTAATGGTATTTGGGGTTAATGTCCCGGTGATTAGCGACACGGTAATAGGTAAGGTGGCATATGTAATTGCATTTGCGATATCGTATGCGGTAAACCATTACTTCAATCACAACTACAGTGAAGAGGCAAAGCAATCACAAGAGTTGCTGGATTACTTAAAGGAAGCTAAAAAAATTAATGAATACGTTCAGCATGTTGATAACTATGTAAATAAACAGCCTGTCAAAGAGGCAAATACAAATGAAGAGGTTAGCAACGAGGAAAAGACAAACGAAGATAACGAGGATGAAGAGGAAAGCGAGGCGAAAGGCTAATGACTAGGCAGCAGTTCGTGCAGACGGCAGTTAGCTACCTCGGAGCAGTTAGAGGTTCAGCTAAACACCGCCGCCTTATAGACATTTTTAACCAGCATAAACCAGATGGCTGGCCAATGAACTATGTTGCACCGTGGTGTGCTGCATCTGTGTCCGCTTGGGCATACGAATTAGGAATTGGAAATCTAATCCCGGTCAGCGCAAATTGTGGAACAATGGTTTCTAAAGCCAAGCAGATGGGCATATGGATTGAAAGCGATTCATACACTCCGAGTCCTGGAGACCTCATACTGTATGATTGGCAGGATTCCGGATATGGTGATAATGTGGGCGGACCTGACCATGTGGGCGTGGTTGTATCTGTTGGTGGCGGAATGATTACCGTTATTGAGGGAAACAAGGGTGCATCGTCCGTTGTGGGATATAGGAGCGTGCCTATTAACGGTAGATATATAAGAGGGTTTGTGAGACCAAACTTTGACGGAGTAAGTACGGCACCGCCAAGTTCTAGTTCAGGAAATTACGGATTATACAAAGTAAATTCGTCTACAGGCCTTAATGTTAGAAAAGGACCTGGAACAAACTATGCGAGGATAACTACACTATCAAATGGAACGCCGCTTCGAATTGTGGAAATGAGCGGTAACTGGGGTAGATCTGTAGGAGCTGGCGGCTGGGTTTGTATGGACTATCTCACGAAATCAGGAGCAACATCAGCGCCTACATACACACCTAGTAACACGAGCGCATATGCTGTAGGTAGAACATATCAATTAATTTGTGACATGCGCGTAAGAACTGGTCCAGGAACAGGATATAGGCAGCGAGCATATTCCGAGTTGACCGCAGACGGAAAGAGACACGCACTCGCTGGAAGTCTAGCTTGCTTGCGTGCAGGTACTCAGGTAACCTGTTTAGAAATGCGAGGAGATTGGATGCGCATTCCATCAGGATGGATTTGCGCTCGCCAGGGAAGCAAGGTGTATATCAAATGATGATAACAGCATGTAACTCTGCAATGAGCACTATTATTAACTTGATTATCGGAGCCGTTGTCGGTATGCTAGGAGGGTACATAAGGTATTTGATAAAAAAACAAAAAGAGGAAAATGTTATTAACGAGTGCCTTGTAAAAGGTATGATGTGGCTTCTCCACGACATACTCGAGCCTGTATGTGATGAAGTTATAAATCGTGGCTTTGCATATTTGGATGAATACGAGAATTTAAAATCGCAATTTGAAATATACGAAGGTTTAGGCGGAAAAAACGGAATCAAACAAAGAATAACAATCATAGAAATGCTACCGAAAAAACCAAGGGGATGTGAATTAGAACGTATTTGATAAAACGTGTTGCAATAATCAATGTAAGTATTGAAAAATACACGATTTAAAATTAACTCGTAATGAAGTGGTTGCGAGTTCGATTCTCGCCAGCAGCTCCAAAAGTAAAAGCCTTGTAAATGCTGTAATTTAAAGCATGTATAAGGCTTTTTTATTTAAGTAAAAGACAACAAACAATATGGCTAATGGTCTAAATTGGCACGGATTGGCATATGAAATGTTGCACCCAGTGTTGCACCTTGCACTTTGCCGTAGTTGAAACAGGAAAAAATATAATATATAATCGCTATCGAACGTACATAGATGACCTTTGGGCTCTATGTCTAATTTAGGACTGGGCAGTGTGATGCCCTACCCACATATACCCATGAATATGTGGTTCTGCGCCGCCTATAAGCTAGCACACACAGGCGGTAGCAAGATAATAACGGCAGCTAGGGGCGAGAAATCGCCCACAGCAGACCTTTATTATATAGCGTTTATAGTAGTAGTCGCTGCACTGATCAGCAGGCGGAAGAGGCTATAAACTTAATAGCACCTAGCGATAAGACGCTCGCGGAATGCCGGCGCTGTAAGTCTAGGAAAGGCCAGAGAGAACCGTACTGATTACGGTTGAGAGATGCTTCCATTATGGTGGCATCTTTTACTTTATAAAAGCAACTATTGAAATAATCAATAGCAAGAAATTTCAAATTGATGATATAATTAACTGATAAAAAGGAAGGAGGCATGTAATATGTTAAAAGCTATAGATGTTGCTAATTTCTTTATTTATCTATTAAGCGATAAAGAAGATGAAGAAAACGACTTAACAAATATGAAGCTTAATAAGCTCACATATTATGCACAAGGCCAGTTCCTAAAAACAAACGGAAAACCTTTATTCTCAGAAGGTATAGAGGCATGGATACACGGTCCAGTAGTCCCTTCGGTTTATTGCGAATTTAAAGAAAACAAAAATAATCCTATAAAAAACTTTAGCGGTGATTTTGATATATCTAAATACACTGACGAAGAAAAAGAAGTGATACTCGATGTAGCTCTTGATAAAGGCAGGTACAGTGCAAGCACGTTAAGAGACATGACGCACAAACTAGGGGGACCATGGGCACAATGCTATAACGGAAATCTACACGTAGCCATACCGAACGAACTAATAAAGGAGTATTTCTGCAAGCATGATGTTTTAGAACCTTTAGAGTTAGATTTATCGGATTGCGAGGTAATCGGGCATAGAAATGATAATGGATATCTAGTTCTGCCTAAAGAATATGACTGTTAAAAAATGGGAAATTCACTGGGCACATGTTGTGTTTGAAGATTCTGACGAGGTAAAGCGAAGGCCGGTACTGATTATAGACGAGTCAAATGCGGTTATTATTAGCTTTAAAATGACAGGAACTGATAGAGGAGACAATGTGCGCGAATATCGTATTGAAAAGTGGCAGGAAGCCGGGCTTTCCAAGCCAACGTCTGTTAGGCTAGATAAAATCCTGCACTTACAAAAAACTGACCTTGACGGGAAAATCGGAAGGCTTCAAGAAATAGACATAATTAAAATCAGATTCAGAATGAGTAAAAGATAATAAACGCACGGATTTATCCGTGCGTTTTACTTTGCGTTAATCATATCCCAGCTATCATCTAGACTATCTAATGTCGTATGAGTATATATATTAGCAGTCATCTTAATATCAGAGTGCCCCATTAAATATTGAGCGGTGCGAATATCAACGCCTTTCTTCTGCAGATTGGTACAATACGTATGCCTGAGTGAATACGTGGATAAATCATCGCCGAAAGGATAAGGTGGTATAAGCTGATTCCTATACATCTTGCAGCCTATCTCTATATTTATATCTCGCACTAGACTTTTCCAAGCAAACAATCTCTTTTTATGGGATAAAGTATTGTTTTGAGATGTGGTGATTAAATAGCCGGTAGATCCAGTTAATAAATCACTTAACATATCCGGAAGAGGTACATATCTATCGGCTGCTGCGCTCTTAGTTCCTCGCACGTGAATGTATTTACGCTCTTTACTAACAACTATATCTTCATACTTTATCTTTGCTGCCTCGGAAGGGCGGCAGCCACATAGGTAAATTAGCATAAAGTATATAGCGTACTGATGCTTTAAAGCACATTTAACAAATACATCTTGTTCCTCAGCGGTTAGAGAGCGCCTTTTATTCAATGTACCTGTAGGTTTAGATATATCTGCAGCTGGATTAGAATTAATCAAACCGTTATCCACAGCTTTTCTAAATATAAAATTAAGCTTCTGATAAACTTGTCCTATAGTGTATTTGCTCATACCCTCATACTTATTAATAAGAGATTGGCACATTATAGGGCGTACGTCCTTAAGCTTATAATGACCAATCTCACTAACTATATATTTCTCTGTAAAATCTAAATACCTATCGCGAGCATCTTCACTAGAACTAGTCTTGTAAGTCTCAACGCATTTTCTAGCCCAATCTCCAAGTGTCATATTAGAATTAATAATCACATGATTAGCCTTAAGATCCTCGAGCCTTTTCTGATATTTCATTCCAAGTTCTAGCTCGGAGTTTGCCCGGATGTAATATCGTTTGCCATCATATGTAAATGTTTTTGTAAACTTATATCTTTTCATCAAGCCCTCGCAGCA